CGGGAATTCTGCAGCAACAATAGAAACAGTTAAATGCAACGGCTTTAATCTTTGGGTTGAAAAAAATCAAGACAGGATTGAAAAAAGATTGACTGAATGGATAAGCCGCATGAACGATTATTTTAAATAATAAAACCAACAGCCCGGTGAAAGTCCGGGCAAAGGAGAATCAATCATCATGAACCATTTCACACTCAATAAAATATACGCCGCAATCATCGCCTTGACAGTGGTGGTATGTGGATATAACGCAATAATGATTATGGTAGGGATAGGTGGATAATATGAAAGAAAACAATAATAACCAAAACCAAATCACCATCACCCTTTTTCCCGGCACAGTGGCGTGGCTGATGGAGCGTATAGCCCAGGATCAAGCCCAGGATCAGAGCCAACAAAACACCGTGTCAGATATGAGTGTATCAGGATTAATCCAGGCTATATTGACTGAATACCGTCATAAAAATGCTTCAGTAGGAAGAACAGCAGTCCCCTTCTCCCTCTCTTCCGTAATAAAAGCATGATTGCAGTATAAACACATCCTGACACGTTTTATCACATTTTTATTAACCGGGTGTTTCGTATCTATCACCCGGTTATTTTTTTGGCTGGTACCTCGTTTGTATTTTGGGCATAGGATCATGGTTTGTTTCCCTTGTTTTCCTTATCATTCAATTTAATAATATTGGATGGAGATGGAGCCGGTTCTGCTATGATGTTTGTGATATTACCATTACCATCAAGCTTTCCAGCTATGGCATGTTGAATAAAATATTGAGAAATAGCGCTTTGAGCCCCGAACATAATCTGTTCTGCTTTGTTTCTGTTTTGTGGGAATCCGCTCACTCTTAATTCTCCTTTTTCGTTAATCGTGATAATGATTGAATTTTTTGGAATTATAACTGTTTTGTTTTTACTGTTTTTCATGATGATTTCCTTTTTAATTTTTAGTTAATTAAATTCAGCTTTGCCTTGCTTTATTTCTCCTATCCTGTCTCCGCCTGTCATTTTTCGTACCACGTCCACATTGTTTAAATTTAGAATAATTATGGTTAATACATTCTTTTATTTTCCGTGGGGCGCAGATCGGATAGTTGTGACATTCAACACAAGATTTTTTTATCGGTTGGTCATTCATTTTTATTACCTCCGTTTGTGATCCACCGCCAATTTTTAACCTTTTTCCAGGTGTTTGAATTTTGGATGGATAAAATTGAAATACTGATAAATGCCATGATTATAATTGCCCAGACAATAATTCCTGTAATTACCAAAATAAATAGTAAAACATATAAAGTTATTGTTGTTGTCGTCATAACATTAACTTTTCCGGATTCATGTGTAATGATCCGCCGTGATGTGTTGAGGCCATCGGGTCCATACCTAAATTGGCCTTTGTATAGCTTTGGCAATCTTTGCATGGCACCGCATTATATTTGATATATTTTGTTAAACAATCACTTCTGAATGAACAATCCCACCTGGACAAGTCAGCCATGTCAGAATTATTGAGGATCTTTTTAATCTTGCGATAATTTTTTTTAACCCTATCTTTTTTATTTTTGCCCCAATAACATACATTACAGTTTTCACTTGATCGCACCCGGCTTGAAAAATACACCTGGTCACATGCGCATTTTTTAAACTTGTTTAATAGCCCATATTCTGAGTGTTCCGGGCAACATCGCAACATCTGTTTTTTTTCAGGAGACCAGTGCAGGTTGTTGGGATCATCCTCATTTTGATACACACAGCCATCCAGGTATATGTTGTATGCCTTGCCGGGAATAATGGTGATACTTTGGCTGTTGATATAGGCCTCTGCTGTGTCGATTGTTATTTGGTCGATGTTCATAGGCTTCGCTCCTTTGGCTTCATGTTTTTGTTTCGGGTTATTGTTTTGATGGCCGAAAAATAATCAATCGGTTTATAGTTTTTATACCGGTCCCAATTTCTTATAATAAATTCAGCCGTATTTATCGGTGTGTTATTGTCCTGAGAAGATTTAACTATAACCACCATGTCAGCATCTAAGATGGATATAAACAGCACAAAAACAGCGCTGAGAATTAAAATTTTCATTTCGATTCCCATTTTGAAAAAGCGTTGTCAATGCATAAAGTCATATCGTCCTGGCAGCCACTATATTGGAAAAATTTATTACACGTTGAACAGTTTTTTATGAAAATTGCATCAGGGCAGGAGTTTATTTTTAATATTTGCAGGTTTTGGCAATTGTTGAAATATGCTGAATTGTAATGGCTGCAGGTAATGTTGTTGCAGTTCATAATTAAGCCTCCAGTGTCAGTTTATCCGGGCACCCATGATAATTCCTATGGCTGCATGAATAAAAATTATCTTGATATGTAGATGTGCCGCCATCAATGGTTTTATTTTGATGAGTGAATTTTTGTGGACTGAAACAAGAATAATCCGGACATAGCTTGTTTGATACATCAACTTCAATCAACTTGTCCCAGTATTTTGTTTTAATTTTCATGGTTTATTCTCCTTTGATTCTTTTATTAATTCTCATCTCTTCTTAACCCCCGGCCCCAATATAATTTCCGTAATAACTCCAGAATCAGACACCCACTTATACCATTTACTGTGATTATGTGGGCAGATTAAAAAATCATCGCTATAAACAGTCTGATTATTAATCATGCAGATATCATTTTTGTATGATCCACAGTATTGATTATGGATACAGGCGGTTGATACTGGTTTTGGCTGTGGTGGATCTGGTGGTATCAGGTCTGGTACGGAGGCCGGTCCTATTACCAGGTCAGATGATAAGGCTTTTATTCTTGTTTTCTGATTATTAAAATCCTGATAAATAGCATCTTTGAAGCTTTCTGGTTCTGAATTATTGGTTTTTGCAATTTTATTATTATCTGGAAATGCTTCTTTTAATTTTTCGAGACCTGCAATCCCCCATGATCTTATATCAATTCCTGATTCAAAGTCCTCGCCCGGATCCTTGCCGAATTCTGAAAAGTATGGTAAACACAACGGATATGTTTTTTCCCACCATTTTGATTCTTCTCTGCCTGATAAATCGTCATCCAATGATATCAGCCCAGGCATGTCTTTGATATAATTGTGAGTATCAATATCAGGTCTTGATGTGCTATTTCCAATGGCATATATTCTGAAAATATCGCTGAGTTGTTCATAAAGCAAAAGTGCATCAAGCTCGGATTCAACCACAATCCAAGGCTTGTTTATCTCTATATTTGATAGATTGCCGCCAATATCCCTATCACAATCAAAAAACCCCATAGCACTTCCAGCAACAAGAATAAACCGATTTGCCGTGTCAGGATTTGATTGTCTGATTCTCAACCTTACTGACTTGCCTTTATGAAATTGTGGGATAACCAATCCAGAAGGAAGCCATATTTGCTTTATAGAAACGTCGTACGTTGTCGTATAATCGTTTTTAGGGTTTTTTGATAGTGGGATACCCCATGCCTCCGCATCAAACGAAATTGAGTTACTATTCCAGCCCAAACGCGCTATTTTAATCGTCTCGTTTGATATACCGCGATTATTCAGCCAATGTCGATACGTCCGCCCGGATTTTGATAATAAGAATTTATATGACTCGAATAAAAATGCCTCAGCTTTTGATTGCCATGTCAGGGATGGGTATGTGATAACTCGTGGTGTCCAGATTATTTCGTTCTGACCAGGTTTTTCGTGGGTGGTATTCAGTGATTTGAATTGAATATTGGGAGTTATGTTGAGATGGGCACAGGCCTGAATATATGTGAGGTTTTTGTATTGTTTTAAAAATTCGATACTATCACCAGATTGACTGCATCGCCTGCAAATATACCTATCTTTTCCCGGCAAAATTGACATCCTATCAGTTCCACCACAACCAAACATAAAACAAGGCCCACCATATTCTGTTGATGACTTTTTTTTATAAATTAAGCCGGTTTCGCTGGATATGAGATCAAAGATATTCACAATCACCCCCTAAACCTAATACACAAATAACGACAATCACCAAATTTATTCAATTCAAGACAAAAAACAAGCGGCACAAAATCAATGAATTGTTTTTCAGTCAGTATATTTTTATGCGGCATTTTAAATTTATCTCTGCAATACAGCCTGAAGTGTCTATATACTATTTTTTTAGGTGTTTGATGTTCCTCGTCTTCACAATATCTCTGGTCACATTTGTCTTTTATAAATGCTTTTAATAATCCCTGGTGATTATCTTTTAATTTTACATATTGTTGAGCCTGCCCATATGTTCCATCAAGATAATTTCCATATTTATCTTCAAATCTTGCCCTGGCCATAACAGCCCAGATAAAACGATCATGATATTTTGATTTATATTGTTTTTTCTTAAATGTAAAAGTAGCAATCCATTTTTGCTTTTTTTTGTTGAAGGATACGCCGGGGACATTAACAGAATTAGTTATTTGATTTTCTTTTGGCATGATAACCTCTCATAGTTATTGATCTCAGATTTAAAGGCATGTGAGTCCTGCTGAGATACAGATAAAGGCTGCCGCCACCTCACATATTAATTTGTAAATAAAATTTAGCATAATGTCAAGTTTTTTCCTATAAAAAAATTATCTAATAATTTCAAATACTTATTCTTATACACTTAAAAAGCCCTTTGGCTGTACCCCTGAAAGCCTTGTCAATAAAGGCATAGGGCATAAGGGCATTTGAAAACCTGTTTTAAAAGACTTTTTGCCTAGGGTTTTCATAGATATGATATGTATTATATGTCTTATATATATGTTTTATACTATATATTATGCCCTTATACCCTATATATATAATATATATAATAATATCAATAACATATAAAGAAAAAAGAAAGGGCAAGTAAAGGGCACTTACAGGGCATAAGGGCATTTTAAAAGTTATTTTTAGTCTAAATAGACCTATTTTGCTGAAAAATAGCTGTTTGTTTTTTTCAAATAAATCATATTTATTTGTAAAATCATATTTATTTGAAAATCTTTTTTTAAATTTCTTCATTTCTATCCATATTTTTCACGCTTCCAACACCAATCCAACATTAATAAAATACCTCTGGCCATCACTTTTTAAATACTCAAACCTGACCCTCATATCCTCTAAAAATCGCTTTTTGCTCATAGGATAATGCCCTACTTCATCACACCATTTTTTATATGCTGCATAAAAATCTTTAGTGGTTATTCTCAACATCGGGTTATCATCCTCAAAACAACATTCCTTAATAAAATCGCCTAAAATATCTTCATTTTGCCGGTATTCTTCTGTGGCTGCATTGATAATATTAGGTGGGCTTATTCCGTATTTTTGCCACAACAGGCACCCCGCCACCAACCACGCAAGGATGCCGGGAGCCTCTTTTTTTAGCTTTGATAATAGCCTTTTATCAGCCTTAAATTCATGCGGTTTTTTAGGATCAGGATTATCGACAAACGAATTTTCAAGTGGTATCAAGTGAAGTCTTTCCCATAGTGGCCTGTCATTTGCCGGCACCTTCGGCCTCTTGTTCAGGATGATGAGGAGAAGGTGAGACGGTGTAAATTCAACCTGTCGTCGTGCATATGGGGCCCTGGCTGATAATGTATCCCCACCTACCAGCTCTTTCAAATTTGCCACGTCCAGCCTGTCTTTTTCGTTTGTTTCGGAACACCAGACTATCCTTTTGCCTCTCAGTCCTATTTTAACCGCATCAGGGCTTGCACCACTGGTCTTAAAATTTTGTTCCATCAAAAAATTGGCAGGGGCTTTATAAGCAAAATCCCCCAGGACATACTTAAGAGTTTCAAACAGGGTCCCTTTCCCGTTCCGGCCTTCAGACCCCCAAAAAATAGGAAATATATGCTCAGTATTGAGGCCTGTAATACCATAGCCTAATAGCCGCTGAACATAATCAACTATATCCTGGTTGTTACTCAACATTTGAGATAAAAACTCTTTCCAGATCGGGCAGGGTGTTTTATATGATTCCCATTTTATGGGTGATACTGTTTTAATATAATCACCCGGTATGCCATCCCTGAACTCCCCTTTTTTAAGATCAATACAGCCATTCCGGCAAGCTAATAACATCGGGTGATTGTCCCAATTTTCGCCGGTAATGGCCAGGGAATTGAGACCGGAACAAGCAAGCCGCAACACTTCTTTTTTGCGTGTTAATGTCCTAAGAGATTGTATCCTGGTTTCTAATGACTTGATTAGATATTCATGTTTTTTTTGGGCGTCCTCGTCTTTTTCTGACCCGGCGTTTTGAAGTGCAAGAATCTCATATATTTTTTGGGTTCCATATAAATCAATCACCTCTTTTATAAGTGTCGTGACGTGATTTATTTTATCTAACCGCCAAAAATTATCATTCCAGTAGAACCATTCTCCGGCAGAATGATCGAAAACGTATCGGTCTTTTAAGAGTTTTATTAAGAGGTATGCATCACCGTCCTCTCCCTCTTCGAGTGCTTTTAAAACGGTTTTATTGCTGATAGGAAGGATTGATATATTGTCTAATTTATTATTCTGTATCTGTTCTTTTTTAAGCCCGGTTATCATTTCATCCTGGAGGGAACGTGGTGGAGTGGTGGGTGGCGGTGATGATTGAGGTTTTGGTGGTATTGGCTGCGTTGGTATTATAATTTTCTTTTTAGAGTTTACTAAATTCAAGGCATCCTCCTATTTGTCGATCTAAATAAAAGCGCTGTAATGTTAAATAAACATGTTTTTCTAAAAATTGTCGATTAGGGCAGGGCCATACCTTGACGTTATATCGCTGTGAAAATGCAAGAATAGTCCTGTATACAGATTTGCTTTTTATTATGGATAAGGGAGGGGGATTACAAAAAATATCTCTCAAATCCCGTTCTATGACAAATTCTGCATGGTCAAATTCGGTCATTCGGATAAATTCTTTTTCTAACCGTTCCCGGCCCCGGCCTGTTGATCCAAAAAGATCATCAATGGATTTTCGTTCTATACAGATTGAATGTTGGTGGATTGCCGGGTCAGACATGAACTTGATAGAATAATCCCCGGTCTTGAGTGTGCCCCATTCTATTTTTAGATTTGGGAAATTAGGGTCTCCGATTTTATCAACAAATAGCGGATTTTGTTCGCGGGTGTCGATTAAAATGGTTGGTATTGTTATGTTTTTAATGGCCACAATTGATAAAGCCTCCATGAGCTTTCCAGGATTGAGTGTGGAACCCGGCCTGGATACCGGGCGTCGGCTGCCGCCTATCCACATGGTTAGGATATATATTTAGGTTGGTGGTGTCAAGTGAGAATATCATTTTTGTATTATGTTTTATATATTATTTGGTTGAATTTTATGGTTCAAAAATCCGGCCACAATTATGACACTTAAATCCTGGGTAAACGTCTTTATGGCGCCAACTGCAATTACATGAAAAATTATAAATAGGTTTTGGCTTTAAGCTATCTTTAAAACCCCGTTTGTATCCAGCCTCGAAAGCGAATGATTGTGGCTGATCATATTCGGTTTCACCATTTAAAGATGAAATCCATTCTTTGAACGCAGCATCCAGTGTTTCTTTTAAATATGGCATAGTTTTATTTCCTTTCACTTATATACATCATTAAATTTATTCTATATTCCCTCAAATTCCTTCTCCATCATAGCCCGGTCAGCCTCAACCAACCGTTCTCTCAATCTCGTAACCCGGTTATTAGGCACCCGGTTTCTTATAGCCCGTTCCACAGTCCCAAAACTGCCAATGGTTATACAGATAGCCTTTGCCCGTGAAATAGCCGTATATATCCACGAGTTACTCAAAAAATAATTAAACTGAGCACAAACCGGAATAATTATAACCGGAGCCTCTGACCCCTGGAATCTGTGACAGGTAATACAGTATGCGTGCAGCAAATTCTGTTCGCTTTTCAAAATATCAACCTGTCTATCTGGATCAGCAAATAACACTGTTATGGTCTTGACTCCCACTGATTTGACAATACCAATATCACCATTGACAATGGCAACCTCATCACCTTCAGTTGTTGTGGCTTTGGCATTTTTTGTATTGATTACCTTATCATTAATTCTAAATTTATAATCGGTAATTTCATTGTCTAATTTTAGTGTTTTCCTTTCCTTAACCGGGTTTAATCCATCCCGCAAAACCTCATTGATACTATCACAGGACAATATACCCTTGCTGTTGACCGGAGAAATTACCTGAATATCATCAATCGGATCAAAGCCATATTTTTCCGGCACGATATCACAAACGAGCTTTTTCACCCCTGACAAGGTTTGTTCTGGTGTAAAACATTCAATATGGATTAAATTAATCGGCCCTTCGTCCCGGTCAGAATCTAAATCAAGCTTTCGATATGGCGTGTATAATCGGCCTTCTTTGATTTTATGGCAGGCCGAAACAATCTCCCCGGAATTTCGGTGGATTATGTCCAGCTCAATATGGGGTATGGTTTTGGATAATAACAGATCCCGTAATACGGCCCCGGCACCAACACTGGGGAGCTGGAACGCATCGCCTATCAATAATAACTTTGTCCTGGTCATGTCGATGGCTTCGAGAACCCTGGCCATAAGATTGACGGTTATCATGGATATTTCGTCCAGGATAATCAAATCAGCATTGAGTTTATTATTTTCGTTGTGGATGAATATGAATTTATTATCCTCAAAAATACACCCCAACATGGAGTGTATAGTTGATGCATAGTAATCCGTGGATTCCATCATACGCTTAGCGGCGCGGCCCGTAGGACTTGCTTGAAGTATGGCTAAATTCTCAGATAGTGCCCAATTTATAATCTGTAATGTGGCTGTTGTTTTCCCCGTTCCCGGCGATCCAGTCATGATACTGACACGGTTATTTTGTACCATTGACAAAGCGGCATTTTGTTGTTTTGTGTATATCATTAATTTAACCTTTCAGATTCAACCCATCTTTGATTTTTCAAAACCTTGCTAATTGCTTGACGTTTAACCCCATAACATTCTGCAACATCTCTTTGAGACAAAGAAGTACCCCTTTTAAAAAGAAGTCTTATTCTCCTGGCTTTTTTCATGGTTAATTTTGTATTTGGTCTCTTTCTTGAATTTTCAGCAGGTGTTAAAAATTGACAATTTTCAGGACAGTAATTTCCGCTATTATTCTTCCTGTCAATTTGTAAATTATCTCGATAACCATTATTTAAAGCCCAATTTTTAAAAACAACAAAATCATTTTTCCAATCTTCGCAAACAATAATTCCTTTTGATTTATACCACTGACAATGATTAGGATCATTTCCATAACATCTATTTTTCATGCTATGCCATGTCTGAACAAGCCTATTGCCAGATCTATTATTTATATATTCTCCATGAGTTGTTTGGGTACATCCACATGCTTTTTGCCTTATCCCATTATGATAGTCTTTTTCAGCTTTTTTTTTACATACTGGGCATAAAAAAATTCCCCATCTTAAAACCTTATGGTCTTTATGGTTAGGACTTTTTCTTTTTTCTAATTCTTTAATCAATTTCATAATCAACACCCCATCAAAATATCACTAATCAAAATTTCATCCATAGCCGGCTTGTCCAGTGCATAAAATCCTTCATCCTTCACAATAACCCCTTCACCTACCAAAACCCCAACACCATCACTCAACCCAGGCACCTGTATCAGCACGTGAATATTATTAATCAAATTCTCTTCAGATATCCACACTGATCCTTCCTGCATATTCTCTTTCATACAGTGCATACAGGCCGCCTTTTTGCGTTCGATACTGTCCCTGGCATATCCTATATTCAGTGCTACCCGGTCAGCAAGGGGAAAGCCTACGCCACGAAATGAGGTCAATATATATGGGTTTGCTTTAACTGCTTCGGCCGCCTGGGATTTAAACTCTTTAATTAATTCAGATGATAACTTTTTCAACATGCCGGGAATATTTAGGATGGATTCCAATTCGATCATGACTTTTTCGGTCTTTTCATTTTCCATTAATACTGATTGAATTTCTTTTGCCCGGGCAAGAGTGATGCCGGATATTTCGGAGGATAATTTTTCAGGGTTTGATTTCATCACTGACAAGGTTTTTTCGCCATATTTGTCAATGATGGCATTACCAACCGCCGGGCCCACAAATTTACATATTCTGACGATGTATTTGAAAATACCCGACGTGTCAACCGGCATAACAGTTTCATAAAATGAAAATTTAAACTGTTCACCGTATTTATTATTTTCTTCAAAATACCCGGTCAGGATATAATTCATGTTGATTTGAGGATTGATCATGTTGCCAAGGCCGGATATCCGGTTATTGTGTTCGTCCATGAACGTGCCGATTATAAAGCCGGTGTCAGAATTTTGGAAGACGATACGGGATAAGGTAGCTTCTATGGTTTCGGATTCGTTGTTATTTGTTGACATGGTTATTCCTAAAATTTTTTATATCCATGAGCAGGACAAATCCATACCAATTGATGATTACATGACATTTCTTCACAATTACAATCAATATTATCACTATTTAATACAACACTATCAAGGTATGTTGATTCTTTATTTATTTTAGATATAAAAATTTTAACATCTTCCCATTTGACCCATGAACCATTTTCATCATCTGTTGTATATGATTTTAAATCAATATTATATCTTTGCATTATTTATTTCCCCTTATTAAATTTTATCAATTCCAAAATCTCATACTCAAAATATTCCAATTTTATCGGCACCACATTATCAGGTAGTAAATGAATCAATGCCCGTCGATATCCCCTTGCCTGTGGAAAATAGTTCTCACGGATTATAATATATTGGTATAAACTCAACTGTAATGTATATTTTGATATATCAGATCCTTCCAAATGTTCAATCGGAAAAAGACCATTGTTTTTTTTATATTGATTTCTATATTTTATTTCTTTGTTCTGTTTCCAGTCAAGAATTATTATTTCTTGTGTTGCCGGGTCCCACATAATTTTGTCTACTGTCCCTGCGATTTTCAGACCAGGAGAAAAAACAATCATTTCATTTGCAATTAAAATAAATCCCTTTGCCAACAACACTCTATTTGCAATATCAACCTGCTTGAACAATAATGCACACCGGGCAGATATCGGCTTGATCGACTGACCCGGTGGTGATGCCCAAAATTCCGCATATTCATGCACGTTATCTCCTTCTGAACTTCCACGTTGTGCCTCTGCCCACCATTCTGCCCGGATATCTTTAGGATCACGTCCAGCATATAATGGATTTGTACCGGCAGCACATTTGATTGAGATAGATATTGCGTCAAATTTTGGGAAAAATGGACGGATAAAAGAGGTTCCAGAAGTATACCGAGTACCATAATTATCTGTATAGGTATGGTATCGCTCCTGGAACCTTATCGACCTGATTCCGTCTGGATGATATGCGGTTTTATCAACCATGGGTTATTGATTAAATGTCAAATTCTTCCACATTAAAAGACGTATCAGCACCCGTGCCCTGCCCACCGCCCGCACCAATAACAGCATTGGCGGTATAATCATATCCAGACCATCCCACCTTAACATTCCTTCCAATTTCACCGGTTTCAATTCCGGTCGCCTTGTCTTTTATTTTCCAGGAATTATGCTCAGTCTCAACAATCACCTGCCTGCCAATTGATCCAGGCCATGCAGAAGTCGGCAAACTTGTTGCCTGTGGTGTAATCAATCCAAGCCGTTTTGCAACAAAAAGCCGCCTGTTTTTCATGGCTTCTTTTTCGGCAGGATTGTATAAATTAATTCCGTCAAAAATGAATCGTCCGGCATAAAGGGCATTAATTTTTGCTACCTGGTCAGCAGGAACGTCCAACACTTTTTTGACGGGCTCGCCATTTCTGACAATTGGTTTTTTATCCTTGTCGAAAACAGGCTGTTCGATCTTCACAACCTTGTCAATCCGCATTTTAAGGTTTGCCTGATAGCATGTATATGCGCTCATTGCATTCTCAATTGCATCACATGCGACGACGGTGCAAAGGAATTTTCCAACCGGCGTTGACATTGATATGTCATTTGATGCCGCCTGGTCGGTCTCGGAAATCTCCTCGTCTACGTTGACTTGATCCCATGGGGTTACTTGTACATCGGCCATTTTTTTACTCTCCTTTGTTGTTGGTTTTTTTATTTTTAATTATTGTTACAACTTCGATAAATCTTTAACATGCTTTTTCAAAGCAACAATAAAAGTCTCTCCCTGAATCGTGGTCAGCATGGTAGCCTTCTCAATCGGTTTCCCGGCTGCATCGGTGAAAACCTTCACCTGGTCAACCCACTCATTCGGCTTCAGGGTCCCTTCGCCCTCAAGGATGACTTTTAATTTTACCAGTTCACGTAATTGCATTTTTTCAATGGGGCCAGAATCATCCCAGGAAGTATCCGGATCATTTAATTCTTCAGATTCTTTTTCTGACCCGGCATTGTCAGTTTCTATCGTTTCGGTTTCAGGTTCGGGCTCAGGTTCTTTTTTTTCAACCGTGTCAGAAGTACCTGTCTTTTGTTCAGGCTCAGGCCTGACATTTTTCAAAACAGATTCCAAAACATTGCCGATAAAAATAAGCAATTCCGGCTTTTTGATGTTCACGTCAAAATCGTCATCAATGACATCCGGATAAGTGTTGACCAGCCAGTATAATAAATTTCCTTTTTGCAGTCGATTGGCAAACAAAAGGGCTTTGGTCAGATCTTTTTCCATAACAAACTGGTCATAAACCTTTTTGTATGGTCCGACGGGCTCAAGAATTTTAATATCCGGGTTTATGCCCGATTCATTATCTGACCCGGCATTTTCTGGATCGGGTTCTGGTCCTGGTTCTGTTTTTGTTTTTGTCTCAATCTTTTTTTCTATCTCTGGTTCTTTTTCAACCTCCTTTTTAATTTCTTTTTCTTCTTTTTTCACATTGTCAGCAATAACCTGTTTGTTGTCTTGTTCGCCTACCACAACCGCATCCGGGAAAAACTCCTCTACAAAATCCCTTTCATCTTCAGAGTCAACCACCTCAACTTCAACCGCTTTTTTTGCATCAGCTTCAATGCTGTCCATGCTGATCAAATATTGCTTTTCCGTTGACATGAGTTGGAGAACCTCACTTCTCAAGTCTGACATGCTGCCCCGGTAACAAATTGATACTATAAAAACTGTAGTCGCAACTCCTTGTGGTGTGGTTGTTTGTTTGGGATTCATTGTCAGCATGAGGGGCAGACCGGCAATTTTCCCGCCTGTGGCTGCTTTAATCAATTCGATACCGCCCAGGATACCCTTGATTGTGTTCATACTGGTTGTGCGGAACTTGTGGGCCTGACCAAATAACCCAGCCTCATCAATTATGACGGTAAGGGTTCCAGTAGGCTTGCACTTGTCTTTTCCGTCATATCCAGGATCAACCCTGGTGCATGGGCAGGGATGGTCTTTTTTAAAATCGTCAATCCGTTTTGTGCTGGCTTCGCCATCCCCGGTACATGACATTTTTCCGCTGACATAGGATACATAACGATGCGGGAAATTTAATTCTGTATCATTATATAACAGCCGGATAGGAATACCGATCAAGCACCCATCTTTATTAGTGATACATGATCCGCTTTCTTTGATCTTGTTTTGCAGGTCAACGTCCACAATAAAATCACCGTTCTGGTCTCGCTCTGTTGTGACGAGCTGAAAGTGATCCAGCTTTTTTGGTGGCCTGAACTCATTTCCCTGGGCACTGGTTATCATGGTGCCTTTTTTTCCAATTTTGATAAACCCTCCTGGATTCAATTGCCTTATTAAATTTTTGATCATGGTTTTTTCTCCTTTGTTGTGAATTAAAAAATGGCGGGGCGGGGGTAGTCGGTTCACTTGTTTTATCTCAGACTATGCGCTCCCTATCGCTACTTCCCGTTCAGTTCATGACCCTAATAGGTTTTTGCTCAGACGCCCCATATTATGTATTGTTTTTTTAAATTAAAATTAATCACTCCAACAGCCCAGCAGCTTCAACCCTCAAATAAAGCCGATACGTCAACTCGCAATCTTTTTGACAATATTCTGCAATTTCTTCCGTCAAGCCCATCTCAAAATAAGATTGCACTTGATCACCCGTCATCCCCTCAGTTTTCTGATCACCAAGAAAAAGTTTACAGAAAAAATCAAGTTTTCCCTTGGCGAACATCCCGTCCCCGGCAAGAATAGGTCTTAGGTCAATGTGATTGCCTCGATTATATTTTCCATGGTCAATCGCAATAGCAGGTCTAAGCCCGTGAGTAATCCCATGGAGCAACATGCAGCGTATATCAAAAGCCCTGCTATTAAATCCCACAAACACATCATACCCGGACAGGATTTCCCAAAAATCAATCAATAGTTTTTTTTCCGCCGCATATGTGGCTTCTTCTATTGATATTGAACCCGGTCCATCTTCGGAATGCCACCCAGCACAGCATATCATATTAAGCATTGGGTCCATGCCCATGTCAGCAATTTGTTTAATTTGCTTTTCCTGGATATCAGCGGCAATCTTTTCAGGATCTTTTAAATTACCCTTGGCTGTGACTTCTGGCAGGATGTCAAATATAAAAGGGTTTGCAATAGTTTCAAGATCGAAACTTACGATTTTTTTCTTTTTCATTTTTGATTTTCTCCTTTGGTTATTTAATTATTATATTTCCTATGCCAATCTATTCAATCTTGCCTGGTCAGCCGACATTTTAAGTGCAAGTATATGATCCAGTATTATTGCTACAGAAACTTCTCCCGAAAAACCAGCAGATTCATATAGCTTCATAATTTCTATTATTGACTTGGCTATCGGCTTTAATATTTCAGATGTGATTTTCATTTAATTTCTCTCCTTTGAATAATTAATTTTCAATCCTTCTCTATCAAATCAAACGCCCGGCACAATTCATTTATTCCGGCGTTTTTCCATTCCTTCAAACTTTTCCCTGGAAATAATTCACACAATTTTGCAGCCAATGGCCATGATATTTTACGCTTTCCAGATTTGAATAATGAAATGGTTGACTTGTGATAACCAAGTATATCTTGGTTCTTTTGATTATTTTTCAATTTTTTATTCCTGATTTTATTTAGTTTTATTTTTTCCATATTTAAATAGATATAGGTTAAAAATAGCCTTGTCAACAATTATTTTGCATTTTGCAAACTTTTTCTTGACAAGGCTGTTTTTTATGTTGTAAAAGGAAATAACAGGGGTAAGCCCCAAAGAAGTTTTTTATTAATTGTTCTTTTAAAAGAGGTGTAAAATGTAACAATCCGGAAAAAGCCGGAAATATCATGGTGGGTTAAAATCTAAATATAGCCCACCATGATACCACAAATTAAATTAAATTGAACAGGAGAATAAAAACAAAATGGAAAAATTGATATTGAATAGTACAAATACAAACCAAACCCCCATCATCCTTGACGCTAACCCTGACACAGCTATTTTACCCGGTCAGATGAATAATCATAATCAAATAGCCGCATATCCAGCCTATCCATCATCCTGCCATGAATTTTATAACCCTGACCCGGATAAACGTAAAAATGTTATTAAATTTAAACTGGCGGCTGGCGGTGATGTTTTGGGGTGGATGGTATGAGCGAATCAAAACCAACAGATCAGAAAAAAAGAGAAATTATTATTGTCGGGGAACCAATTATTATTGACTCAATAACAATCAATAATAACAATCTAAATCATGATAAAATTATAGTAAGAACATGTATTGAGTGTGATAATTTTAAGGAAGAATGTATGTCCTTCTCCTGTGATTGTCCATATATTACCGACTGACCATGTTGGCGTCGGCAATTATTAATTAACAACCACCACACATATGCAAAGGATTTATGATGGAATATACTGAGTTTATTGACGCAAAAATACACATAGGTCAAGAAAAAGGGTTTGAACCATTATGGATACCTGATTTTTTATATGACTTCCAAAAATTTATAGTTGAAAAATCAATCAGGATGGGGCGCTTTGCTGAATTTGCTGATACAGGACTTGGTAAGACTCCCATGCAACTTGTTTTTGGTCAAAATGTAGTTGAGAAAACAAACGGGAACGTCCTACTTTTGACTCCCTTGGCGGTATCACATCAGACATTACAAGAGGCTGAAAAGTTTGGAATTGAGGCGGCAAGATCCAGGACCGGAAAAGTGACAAGCAAGATAACCGTCACGAATTATCAACAACTTGAAAAATTTGATCCGGCCGATTTTATTGGCTTGATATGTGATGAATCATCAGCAATCAAAGCGGCCACAGGACAAACAAGGCTTAATGTAACACGCTTTGCAGCAAAGATGAAATATAGATTATTCTGTACTGCCACGCCTTCACCCAATGACTTTGTTGAACTTGGCACGACATCTGAAGCCCTGGGGGAATTGCAATACATGGAAATGCTTGATCAGTTTTTCCGGGATACTTCAAACGACAAAAACCCTCAATGGTCAACTCCAAAATATGAATTGAAAGGTCATGCAGTCGATAAGTTTTGGCGATGGGTGTCAACATGGGCTATGGCCATTAAAAAACCGTCTGACATTGGGTTTGATGATGAACGATTTATTTTACCGCCTTTGGTTGAAAAAGAACACTGTTTAAAAGTGACAACTCCTGCCGATGGTATGTTGTTTGTTGAGCCTGCCAGGACATTAAAAGAGCAGCGAGCGGAGCGTAAAAAAACATTGATTGACCGGGCAGAAAAAGCACGGGATCTTTGCGCCGGGCATGATTTGTCGGTAGTGTGGGCTCATTATAATTATGAAACTGATTACCTGGAAAAAATAATCCCGGGCAGTATAAATATTCAGGGATCAGATAGTGACGATGCCAAAGAGGAGAAATTTATAGCTTTTTCAAAAGGCCAGGTCAAAACCTTGATCATAAAGCCTAAAATAGGATGCTGGGGTCTGAATTGGCAACATTGCAACCATACCGTTTTCTTTCCTTCTCACTCTTATGAGCAATTTTATCAAGGTGTCAGGCGCTTTTATAGATTTGGACAAACAAGGCCGGTATATGTTGATATCGTCACAACCGATGGAGAGCAGGCGGTCACTGAAAACATCAAAAGAAAAGCAAATGATATGGAAAGAATGTTTCAAATGTTGGTCAAATATATGAATGATCCGCACTTGGCAAAAAAGACTGAGAAACTTAATAAGAAAGTTCAAATACCTAATTGGTTATGCCAAAAATGATAGAAATCAATAAAATATATCAAGGCGATTGCCTGGAAATCATGCCGGATATTCCAGACGGTTCAATTGATATGATTTTATGCGATCCGCCATACGGCACTACTGCTTGCAAATGGGATTCTGTTATACCATTAGATAAAATGTGGCTGCAGATTGAAAGGGTTATAAAACAAAATGGTGCAATAGTTATCACTGCAAGTCAACCATTTACAACTATTTTAATTTCAAGCAATATAAATGAGTTTAGGTATTGTTGGTATTGGGAAAAATTACAAGGCACAGATCCTTTTATGGCAACAATCAGACCGTTAAATAATGTTGAAGATGTTTGTGTTTTTTATGGCAAACAACCAATATACAATCCTCAATTATCTTATGGTGATCCGTATAGAATAATTAGAGATAAAACAAAAAGGCTATTTGAAATAAATGGGCAAACAATGAAACAAACAGAAACCGTTAATAGAGGCAATCGTTTACCATTGAGAGTTTTGAGGTTTGCACAAGAAAGGGGCAAACACCCAACTCAAAAACCCACAGTATTATTT